CGGTGATGGCTACGCTTTAGTCATTGCTCACGACTGGCTTATAGTTTTAAAGCAGTTTGGATTAGAAGTAACAATAGATCAACAACCTCAGACGATAAATTAAAATGCCCTCGATAGCTGATCTTTACTCTACGATTGACAGTTACAAACGCAGGGCATCTGACGTTTTAAGTGACCCGCAGAACAGTCTAATGCAGATGTTAGGATATGCTAACGACAGGGCTAGAAACTATAACGAATCCCTTGCACAAGCGTCCAAAGAAAGGGGTTACGGCCCTAAGACGCAAGAATTAGCACAAGCAATGGCAGAGGCTTATAACCCAGTTGGAATGACTTCTAAATTCAAATATCCAAGAGAAGAAGCCTTAAAAACTGCTCAAAAGAACGCAGCATTGCCTATATCTGAGGGAGGTTTAGGATTACCCAAAGACAATACTCCAGAGATGAGAGCAAAGGCAATGGGTTATGAAACACCTATGTATCATGGAACAAATGAAGACATTGAGGCTTTTAATACCAAAGGAAAGGGAAAAACTGCGGGTGCGGGTGCTTTTTTTACTACAAATCCAACAACTGCAGAAACTTATGTTTCATCTTCAGGTGGTGGAAATATTTTGCCTGTTATGGTTAAAAAAAATGATTTGTTAAATGTAAATGCTAGAGGTAGAAATTGGTCTGATATATGGACTGATCAATTAGGCGCAAAATCAGGCAAAAGTAGATATTCTCCAGAAGAATTAGGGTTAGACCTAAATTCAGCAACAACTACAGATGAATTAGGAATGATTGCTGCTGATCTAGGTAAAAAAGGAGTTGAAATAAAGAATGTTAAAGATTTAGGCCCTAATAATCATGTAATGAGGGCTAAAGAATATTTGCTTAATAAATATGGAATTGTTCCAGATGAAACTTGGTCAAATGTAACTGGTAAACAATGGGATGAATCACAAAAAGCAATGAAAAAGTTTTATGAATCACAAAAAAGTGATATTGTTGCTTTGCAAGATTCATCAATGATTAGGTCAAAGTTTGCTGCTTTTGACCCAAAACAAATGAACAATCCAGATTTATTAGCAGGAGTTGTTCCATTAGGATTAGGAGGCGCAACATTAAGCAATCAACCCTCTGATCAACAATCAGACGTACATTCACCAACTTATTTAGAAGACCTCCACACAATGCTAGGTCTAAAGTCAAAAAATTTTGATATTTCAGATGTATACTCACCAACCTATTTAGGTGACTTACATTCGTTTTTATCAACCCAAAAACAACCATGAACCCACTAAAAATCACATTAGCCGACCTTTCTACCCAAGAAACAGACCTAATCTTTGCCGGACTTGGTAAATTACCAATGGAAGCGGTAGAACAACTGGTCAACAAACTCAGACAACAAGTAGCAATCCAAGTCAGCCAATACCAGGCAACTCTACAAAAGGAAAACGAACCAATGGACGGCAATCCAGTCCAGTAAAGATTTTGGGACGGTAATGCGGTTTAGCTCCGCATAGTTCGCTGAATTTGTAAACATATCAACTCTGCTTTATGAGAACCGTCTCAAATTCAACACATTAAACAAATTGTTTGCAATCTGTCAATTTACGCATACAATTGACAACTATGAAGAAAACAGTTAAATCACAACCCAAACAATTAGGCAGACCATCGGTATATAAGCCCGAATATGCCCAAGAACTCATAGATTACTTTAATAAACCCGCATACACCGAGAAGACTATTGTTTTCCCTAATGGTGTAGAAAAGACCGAAAGACTATCTAACCTATTCCCTACCCTCACAAGGTTCGCTGCCAACAAAGGGGTAACAAGGGAGACTTTGCATCATTGGGCTAACGAAAAAGACGATAATGACAGGCTTATTCGTCCAGATTTTTCTGACGCCTATAAGATTGCGAGGCAATTACAGGAATCAGTTTTAGTCGAAGGTGCGACTGCGGGAGTCTATAACGCTAACTTTTCAATCTTTACGGCTAAAAACGTACTGGGTTGGAGAGACAAGACTGAACAAGAGATTACAGGTGCTGCGGGTGGCCCATTGCTAATGCAAGTCGCAACCGACAATGACGCTTAAGTACACCGAAAAACAATTAGAAGCTATGAAGTTGATGAGTGGTGAGGCCACTTACATCATGCTTTTTGGTGGTTCACGTTCAGGAAAGACTTTTACGATTGTTCGGCAGATTGTTACCAGGGCAATCAAGGCAGGAGGGTCAAGGCACACAATCCTACGTTTCAGGTTCAATCACGTTGTCAACTCGGTGGTGTACGACACTTTCCCAAAAGTAATGAAGGTCTGTTATCCAACGGTCAACTACAAGCTAGACAAGACGCATTGGTTTGCCAAGTTTGACAATGGAAGTGAGATTTGGTTCGGTGGACTGGATGACAAGGAACGGACGGAGAAGATTCTAGGTATGGAGTTCTCAACGATCTACCTAAACGAATCCAGTCAGATAGCTTGGCCTTCGGTTGGGATAGCAATGACCAGATTAGCGCAGAAAGTCAATCAGCAAATTATTGTGGACAAGAAGATTGAGATGAAGCCTCTTAAGCCGAGGATGTTCTTTGACTGCAACCCTCCCGATAAGAACCATTGGACTTATAAGTTATTCGTACAAAGGAGAGACCCAGAAAGCGGAATTAACTTGTACGACCCAGACGATTATCAGTACTTTCAGATCAACCCAAAGGACAATCAAGAGAACTTATCTGAAGGGTACATCAAGACTTTAGAGGGACTATCAGCAAGGCTTAGAAAACGATTTTTAGAGGGAGAGTTCACCGATGCTAACCCCAACCAGTTATTTGCAGACCTTTACTTTGACCGTTGGCGCACTCAAGAGGAAGATTTACCCGATTTTGTTAGAGTTGTCGTTGGAGTCGATCCTAGTGGAGCAGGAGATACTGACAACGCTGACAATGACGCAATTGGTATTGTTGTAGGCGCTTTAGGAACGGATGGGAACGCATACTTACTGGAAGACTGTACGGTGAAAGCCGGCCCTGCAACTTGGGGTAAGGTGGCAACAAGCGCATTTGATAGACATAACGCAGACATAGTCGTTGGAGAAAATAATTATGGTGGGGCAATGGTTGAAATGGTTATCCAGGCATCACGACCTAGGACTAATTACAAGTCGGTACTTGCCACACGATCAAAGATGGTCAGGGCAGAGCCGTTTGCTCCACTATACGAGCAAGGAAAGATCAGGCATGTAGGAAGGTTCGTAGATTTGGAGGAGGAACTTGGAGGATTCAGTACCAATGGTTACAATGGGTCTAAGTCACCAAATCGTGCAGATGCGTGGATTTGGGTGCTAACCGAGCTGTTTCCTGCGATTTTGCGGTCAAAAGTTGAGAAAAAACCGCAAACTTCACCGAAAAAACAGTTTAATTCTAATAATACCCCTGGATATTGGATGTAACTATGGCAACAACCGAAGAAGAAATAGTACGCAGAGCGCAAGACAATTTCAAACATTGTTTAGATTGGGAACAAGCCTCCAGACAAAGATTCAGGGAGGATATGAGGTTTTTGTTTGCTGATTCTGACAATCAAGACCAATGGGAACCGGCAGTAAAGGCCAGACGTAGGCTAAATACTCAGCCGATGATTACTATTAACAAGGTTCACACGCATTGGTTGCACGTTGTTAACAACCTAAAAGAGAATAAACCATCCGTTTCGGTTCATCCAACCAATGACGAAGCCACTTACGAGGCAGCGGAGATTTTCGAAGGCTTGGTACGTCACATTGAATATATATCCAACGCTAAGACTGCCTACGATATGGCAGCCGAGCAACAAGTTGGTGGTGGAATAGGATTTTGGACGGTCACGACCGCATACGCAGACGATTCAACCTTTGACCAAGAAATATATATAAGGGAAGTCCCTGATGCTATGTCGGTCTACCTTGATCCGCATATCAAGAAAAGGGATGGATCGGATGCTAAGTTTGGTTTTATTTACGAAGATATGCCAAGGACAGAGTTTGAAAGACGTTTCCCTGGTGAGAATGTGCCAATGGTGGACGCAGGAGGCTCTCAGTCCTGGGTGACTAAGGATGTGGTTAGATTAGCCACATATTATGAGAAAGAAACTAAAAAAGAATGGCTTTACTCTATCCCTCAAGCTGATGGCTCATTGAAGTTTGAGCGTCAATCATCCATGACTAAAGAAGAAGTCAAGATGCTAAACGAGGCTATTAAGATGGGTGCGGATATTGAGCGCAGACGTATTGATAAGCACGTTATCCACAAGTATTTAATCGGTGGGAACAAGGTATTAGAAAAGGGAATTTGGGCAGGAAAGTACATTCCAATCGTCCGAGTACCAGGCGAGGAAATGCAGATTGATGGCAAATTAGACCGTAAGGGTCTGGTTCGTTATATGAAGGATGCACAAAGATCGTATAACTACAATGCCTCCGCTGCTCTTGAATACGGTGCTCTACAGTCTAAAACCCCTTACCTTGCGCCAGTTGAGGCTATTGAAGGATTGGAGAACTACTGGGCAACTGCCAACACCGAGAACCATGCTTATCTAGCATACAACCATGCGGACGAGAACGGAAACCCAATCCCAAGACCAGAGAGAGCGCAAGCTCCTATGTCTGCTCCTGTTTACATGGAAGGTATGCAGACTGCTGAAAATGAGATGATGATGACTTCGGGCCAATACCAACAAACGTTTGGAACTGAAGGACAGGAACTCTCAGGAATAGCAATTGACAAGCGCAAATATCAAGGGGAGAGGGTTACTTATCACTTCCAAGATATGCAAAACATGGCAATTCAGTTCACCGGTAAGATTCTGATTGACCTAATCCCACACATTTACGACACAAAGAGAATTGTCCGTATCCTGGGTGAAGACGGTGAAGAACAACAGATTATGATTGACCCTAATCTGAAGGAAGCCTTTAAACAACAAGAAGACAAAGACGAGGCCAAAGTCTCCACTATCTTCAACCCCTCGGTTGGTTCTTATGACGTAGTCGCTGAATCTGGGTCTAATTACGATACAAGAAGACAAGAGGCTTTCTCTGCAATGTCTCAAATGATTGCCCAACAACCTCAGTTAGCTCAGGTTATCGGTGATCTTTACATGGGATCGGCAGACTTCCCTAACGCTGACAAGCTACAGGAACGGATGAGGAACTGGATACCTCCTGCAATTTTAGGAACTGGCCCGAGCGAGACTGAGCAAGCATTGACTGCTCAACTCCAACAGGCTCAACAAGTTATTGCTGCGCTGACTCAGCAAGTACAAGATAAATCCATTGATCAGAAGATGGAGAAACAACGCTTGGATATGGACGCATTGAATCAT